GCGATCGCAACGGTTTGATTCCCTTTCCCCCTCCCGATCTTCAGCAGGGAGGAAGGATTCATATTGAGTTTCAGGGACCGCTCGCGCTGCAGACCAAGAAATATCATCAGACCCAGGGCATCGACACGGGAATGGCGTTTATCGCCGGGATGAAAGATATGTTTCCCGAGAGCCTGGATAACGTCGATGCCGATGAGTTGATTCGGATAGGCATGGATTCGAAGAGCGTTCCCCAGAAGGTGATCCGGAACGGCCACAGGTTACGGAGGTTCGGAGGATCCGCCTGGAAGAGATGGCCAGAAAAGAACAGGAAGCGGTTGCCATGGAACAACAGGAACTCCTCGCACAGAACGCACAAAAGCTCAACGAACCGGTGAAACCGGATTCCATGCTTGCGGGTATCGGCAAGGCCGCCACGGATCAGAAGAAGAGGTCGCGGGTCACACCGGGACCATAAATGCTGCCGTTGGCAGTAAACCAAATTGCTCTTTAAGAGCAGGAGGAAAAAAAGATGGGTGAAAGAGTATTGATGGCTGGAGCTCCTTCCGGCATGAAACTTCCCGATGGGATTCCGACGCTGATAGAGCGAGTCGGGCAACAGGGAGAGCGAAGTGTGAGTCAGCTCCATGGCAAGATGTATGAGCAGGCACTGCGGTTAAACCTGTTTCATGCAGCTAGTCAGGCAGATACCACAACCACGATCGCGCTGGCGACGGCCTACACAGGATTTTGTCTGTCAAATCCTGCGGGCAATACGAAGTTGCTGGTTCCGCGCCAGATCGGTATTGCTCTATGTCTCGCTCCGGCGGCCGAAGCGAATATGGCGATTGGCGGAGGATATGCGGCAGCGGGCGTTGCGACGCATACAACGGCGTTGGCCACATACTCCGCGATGCTGGGTAACGGAGCAGCCGCAACTGGTCTGGCGGATGCTGCTTGTACGCTTCCCGCCGGTGCCGGCGATGGCTTACTGCGGGTGATCACGCAATGTTTCGGTGCTTTCACTGCCGCAGCGTTACCCTCGACCACTCCGATGATCTTAGACCTGGATGGTTCGATCATCATTCCCGCGGGCGGGTTCATATTCATCTACACGCTCACAGTGGTCCACGGTTTCTTCTCGATGAATTGGGAAGAGATCCCGGCGTAAGCATCTGATGGTGCTTGAATGGCTAAGCGAACTCTCGGAAGAAGACCGTGCGCAGCGGATCAAGGAAGCGTTCGGCAATGTGGCGGTGACCGAAGACGGCCAGATTGTGTTTCATGTCATCTTCGAGAACCTCTATTTCTTCCGTAGAGCCGAGACTGAAGAGCATCAGGCTCTTAACAACTATGCGAAGTTTCTTCTCCGATATTTCGGGGAGGATTCAATCTACAGGGTCATGGAGGCCCTGTTAAAACAGAAGGAGTAAGTATGAGCGATCAACAGGCTACCGCGCCCGACAAGGATAACGCGGCTGCCGTAGAAAACGCGGCAAAGGAGGGTTCCCTCCTCACCGGCGAGGGCGAAGGCACCACGTCGTTGACGGAGAGTGTGACTCTAGAGTTGCCCCACGCATGGATGAACGGGATGACTACTGAACAGAAGGCGGATGCAGATCTGATCAAGGCCGTATCCAAGTTCGAGAAAGGGATACCGGATCTAGTAAGGTCGTATGCAGAGCTGGAAAAGAAGCAAAGTCAAGCTGTCAGTGTTCCTAACGAGAAGGCGACCGAGGAGGAAAAGGTACGCTATCGCAAAGCGATCGGCGTGCCAGAAAAATCAGAAGACTACAAACTGGAAAAGGCCGAATTGCCGGAGGGACTCCTGATAGACGAGGCGATGCAGAAAGATTTTCTGCAAATCGCCCACACCAATGAGCTGAACGATAAGCAAGTAAATGCAATCAATCAGTGGTACATGAAGACTATCGGCGAGCAGTTCGTGAATGCACAGAAAATCGTGAAGGCAACAGAGAAAGAAACTGTGGACTATCTGCGGCAAAAGCATGGAGTTGGTTACGACGCCGAGATGTCCTACATGGAGCGCGGATTCAATCTAATACGCACACCGCACATCTCTGTTCTACTCGCAAAATCGGGAATTGGTAACGATCCTGAGTTCATCGAGAAATGTATCGAACTTGGGAAACGAGTAAAAGAACACGAGTTCGTAGACGGTTCCCGAGGAGAACATCTCGAGACCGGTACTGTAGGCCAGCGGTCGGACGAAGAGATCGCCGCAGTCGTGTACCCTCCGAAGGAAGGCCAGTAGTTCCAGGAGTAGTCCAATCGGAGGTAGGAAATGCCTACCATTGGAAATCTCGTAACCTATCTGGATATCGCATCCAGATTAGGCCCCGACAACAAGATAAGCGGCATCATCGAGCTGCTGAATCGGACCAACACGATTCTCGCCGATATGCATGTTGTCGAAGGGAACCTGCCCACCGGTCATAAATCGACCATCAGGACAGGACTGCCGACGGTCGCCTGGCGCCTGCTCAACTACGGCATCCAGCCCAGCAAATCCATCACATCTCAGGTAACGGACACCTGTGGGATGCTGGAGGCGTATGCCGAGGTTGACAAGGCCCTTGCGGACCTGAACGGCAACACGGCAGCGTGGCGGCTGTCAGAGGATAACGCTTTCCTCGAGGCCATGAACCAGACTATGGCCACCACCATTTTCTATGGCAACCAGAACACGAATCCGGAGCGGTTCACCGGTCTGATGCCCCGTTACCCACAGTACGGAGCAAATCTGAGCACCATTACAGCATACAACTGTATTGATACTCACGGTGCGGCCAGCGGTGCGTATCAGACTTCGATCTGGTTGATCGTTTGGGGTCCGAACACCGCACACGGGATCTATCCGAAAGGTGCCGAGGGTGGTGGTTTCAACCACCAGGATCTTGGGGAAGTCACCTTGATGGATGCTCAGACCCCGGCCGGGCGGTATCAGGGCTATCGGACCCACTACAAGTGGGATCTCGGCTTCACGGTCAGGGATTGGAGGTACGTGGTACGTTGTGCCAACGTAGACACTTCACTGCTATCTTCAACCGTGGTGGATTTATTCGCCGCAATGACCAAAGCCTACTACAGAATCCCTTCCTTCGGGATGGGCCAGGCAGTTTTCTACTGCAACAACCTGATCCTGGAATTTCTACAGCAGCAGGCTGCAGTCAAGGCTAATGCCGCTCTGCGGTATGAAGAGGTCGGCGGAAAACCGATCACTCGTTACATGGGCATTCCCATCAAGCGGTGCGATGCGATCATCAACACCGAAGCCGAAGTGCTCACGATTTAAGGAAAGGAGGAAAAGCTATGATCATTGACAAAGATCTTTGCCTTTGCGCCGTCGCTACTACGGCTGGGGTGGTATCAATAACACCCCAGGCTGAAACCACGGTCGCCACCCATGTGTCAACCAACGTGATCGACCTGACGCACATCCCGCGCAACATCATCGAGAATTGCTACTTCGTCTTCCAGTGCGCTGTCGTTCCGATATCCGCAGCAGGCGGAACGCTTCAGATCGACCTGGTTACATCGGCAGCCGCCGGCCTCACAACGCCCACAGTGATGTGGAGCACCGGGATCCTGGCGAATGCGACCATCGTGGCCTGGGCCGCAAACAGCACGATATTCGCGTTCAAGATTCCCGCCCAGATGGCGCTGCGGTATATGGGCTGCAACTACACCATCGCGGGTTTCGCACTCACTGCCGGCAGCTGGAGAGCGTTCTTCACTCCGAACGCGCCGTACCTCATCGCGGCTACGCCGTAAGGAGATAGAACGTGGAACCGATTTTAGTAGAGGTCGAGTGCATCCAGAATACAGCTGCGGATATCGATTACTTCGAGCAAGGCCGTGAATATACGATCGACATGCGGTGGGCTAAGAAAAGGGACATCTGGCAATATTTCAGACCGCTCCGCGAAGTCTCGGCGAAAGAGGCTGAGGATCGCATCCATGATGAAATCCTACCCGAGAGGGAAAAGATTAATCAGGAGCGAACTGAGGCCAACGAAGAGGCTGAAGCGAAGATCACAGAGAAAAAGCCAGAACCGGTAAAGTCCTATCCAGGTCCTGAGTCTCAAACAAGTCATAAGGACAAGATTCTCGGCAGCCAGATAGGTCGTAAGGCCAAGAAGTAGTTCGCAGAGTAGAGAAAAATAGTCCGGAGGGCGAAATCCCTCCGGATTTTCCACAGGAGGAGAACATGCCTCGCAAGATGGAACGAAAGCTGAAGGCCACGGCAAAGAAACGGGGATACGGGAAGAAACGAACCGGTCGCTATGTTTATGGAACTATGCGCAAGAAAACCGGTTGGAAACCAAGCACCCAGAAGAAAAGGTAGCACATGACCAACCTGGAGGTTATAAATCGAGCTCTGCGTTCTCTTGGCAGCCTGCCGGCCTCGAGCATGGCAGACACAACCAAGAATGCGGCCCGGGCGATTACCGCCTACCCTCTGTGCCGGGACGAGATCCTACGGATGATCCCCTGGCCTTCATGTTCCCACCGTGAGCTTGCAAAAAACATGATCGACCAGGCCTGCCCCTGGACCGCCAGCCATGCCTACCTGCTCGGCGAGCGTGTTACCAACGACACCAACAAAATCTATCGATGTACCACTGCCGGGATCTCCGCTGCAGCCGGCGGACCTACCGGTACCGGAACCGGGATTACCGACGGTACCGTGATATGGGCCTATGTGGGACCATCCACGGCACTGACAAACTGGTGCCACTGGCCGTCGACCGACTATGTGGTGGGCGACCTGGTGACCTGGGATATCGGCAAGGTCTATGTGTGTATCACGGCCGGCACAACCGCTGCCGCAACACCTCCCACGGGGGTAACCGCAGACATTACCGATGGTACCGTTCACTGGTGTTATTACGGTACTCCACCCTACAACCGTACCGTGTACGCCTACCAGTACGTGATTCCTTATGACTTTCTACGGGTATTCAAGGTTCCGAACCTGGCCGCCGTGAAGGAAAGCGACCAGGGAGTGCAGTATATCCTGGAAGGCAAATGCCTGTACTGCAATCAAGACAATTCGTTTATCAAATACGTCAAGCGTGATCTGAATGCCCTGTCCTTGTCCCAAGACCCTTCAAATTGGGATTCCTTATTGTGCGAGGTTGTAGCCCTGAAAATCGCTTCCGAGATTGCTTTCGAAGTCACCGGGAGTAAAGAAATAGCGATCCTGGCTTTTCAGAAGTTCTCAGGCGCATATGCCAGTGCGCGGATTGTTGCGTTGAATGAAGGAGCTGAAGGAACGCCGGAACCGGTGCGCTGGGAGGATGTCTGATGGCACTGCAACGTCCGGTA